ATCTGAGATAGTATTTAGTTCAAAAGAAAGAGCAGAGTCACCGCTAAGAACTTTAATCTCTTGTTCCGTAAAATGGATTAACTGTTCACGGAAAACAATCAGACCAGTAATATCTCTTGGCATACGGTATACGGCAGCACCGTTAGCAGTGTTAAAGTCTTCCTCGTTGAAAGGAGAAGTGAAAACTACAAGGTCATTGATACCGAAGAACAGATGGTCTTTGAACTCAGCAACATGGCTTGCACCTACAATGTCTGTAGTTCCTTGAAGTGTTTTGTAGCTAGAGCTTTCGTCAATAACAACCGGCTTGTTCTGACTATCAACCATAACGATCTTCTCTACGCCGTTAAAGTTAAACTGATCGAATCTACACTTAGTTGCACCTGAATGACTGGAAGCAAGCCAAGTAACAGCAGCGTTATCTGCCGGGCTAGAGGCTAGCGAAGGATTGATGCTTAGCGTAGCACTACCGGAGGTTACTGTAGGCGCTGAAAGAACTGTGTACACTTGCTCGATACCAGCTACGGTAAAAGTATCACCGGGCTGAGGCACGTAGTCATCATCATCAATTCCGTCTACTACAAGAGAACTACCAGTCTGACTACCACCATCTACAAGAACAGTACCGTAATCTGGTACGTTTAGTTTAGTCCAGCTACTACCTGATCCAGAGTAGACCATACCAGTTCTTACAGCAATGGCTTCTTGTAGAACCGCAGAGTAGTAAAGACCTTCAATCTTATAGTCACTTGAATTAGAGAAAGTAATAACGGCTTGGTCAGCAGGACTAGAAGCTAGGGAAGTCGTAAGAGTAAGGGTAGCTGACTTATTGGCAGAGTTGTAAGACACACCACCAGAATCAATGGTATAGGTTCCTGTTACCCCTGCGATAGTAAAGGAATCTCCTGCGGCTGGTGCAGCATGTAGGTTAGCTACATTAAGGGTAGTGCCTGACTGTCCGCTAGCCTGTACCCTACAATCCCCAAACAGAGGAACATAGTCACTATCAAATTTGGTGTATCCATTGATTCTTCTATACCCGCCTTTTACCGAAGGCTCAAAGTTGATGAGTTCTCTAGCAGAACCGGGCATTTGAATACCCTGTTGGAGAACGCTCATGTTAGAAACAAGACCGCCTTTTAGTTCTATTGGAAATGTTTCTAGTCGTGTCGGCATTAGTTAACTCTTACTGCTGTAATGTAGTCGTATTTTCGCTCTAGTCTTGTGTCTCGAAGGTAGTCATAGTGGTTAACATAAATAGACCTCATGTCCTTGATACCTTCATTGTACTTATTCCAGATTCTGTCTGCTTCTTCGTATGATCCACTAAAGAAGTTTAGGTAGTAATGTGCTCCATCTCCGATAAGATATCTGAATTGTTCTGGGATAGAAGGAACATCGTCATAGGCAGACAGATCGGTAGGAACTGAGTAGTATTCATAGACTAGTGGGTATGCTTCATCCGGCACAGGATAGACACCATACTCTCTGTCTGTAGTAATAAAGACGTAGGACGGCATTGACCTGATACCCTCGTTAGTTGTATTATACTCATCGTCTACAAAACGACTTAGGTAATCTTCGTAGTCAATAAGCTTTAGATACTTAGACTCGTTGCCAATAGTTCCATCTCTTTTAATTCTAAAAGTATTCTTGTCTACATATTTAGAGTCAGAAGGAAAAGCATAGCGAGTTGTACCAGCTACAAGAGTATCTTCTTGAGTGGTGTGGTTAAAGGGCCAAGTGAATGTGTCTTGGTTGATATACCGAATAGAGGCATTAACCGCTTGTTTGGCTAGGTTGTAATAGCCGTCAGCAGAAGCAAAGTTGCTTGATGTAAGCTCTACTTCTCCTGCTCTTTGGTTTAGATCATTCACCAGACCTAGAAAGTTATAAGCCATTAGGCGTACTCCTGCCAAGTTATACCAGCTTCGATATCAGCGTTTGCTGTGAGGGGCCTAGCACAAACTACAAGGGTATCTTTTGTCCCTGAGATAGATTCTCCTAAGCTAATTACGTTGTTTAAGTTTAAGGTAATCCCACCACTATGAGAACCTGAGGGAACAAACCCTCCAGTTAGAGTTGTTCCACCTGTTACTGTATTTGCTGTTGCACCAGTTGCGTATTCAATAGAAGAATTAGTTAGACCACTGTAAGTAAAGGTAGAAGCTACCGTAGGATTTAAGATAAGAAGCCATTCAAAGTCATCTTTTTGTTCGTTGATGATACTTAGATTTTTAATTTCTACTTGTTGTCCTGTATGGGCTGATTTTAGTCTTATTCCAATTATAGCGTAAATAGTTCCTACAACATTTGCATCTACATGAGTTCCTGAGGTAGAAGCGTAAAACTGAGATACGTGTGGGTCAATACCCCCTTCTGAAATTACAGCAGAGCAGATATGCTCTAGGCTAGAGGCCTGTCCACTCCCATCATTTTCTATACTATACCTAATAGGTAGGTTAGGAGTAGACATGTAGACACTAGTAATACTATTAGCGTGGTTAAACTGGTGAGCTAGAATATACTCTCCATCAATAATAAAACCACAACGAACAATACCAACACCTAGCCATTCAAAGTCAATAAAGAAGATTTGTACCTTTGCTGGATCAAGAGTAATACCAGACGAACCACTTCCAGTAAGAGGGTCTCTATTCCAGTCAGCCTGACTTACAACAGTCTCAACTACAGAGCCAGTAACATAAGATTTGATTACTAGTTTATTGATTCCTTCGTCGTATCTCCAGAAAATACCATTGTTATTATCTCCGTAACCAATCTCTCCAACAATACCTTCTCCACCACCAGAAGCTACCATTCTTCCTGTCAGGTAGATAAGCTGAGATTTACCCGGTTGGTAGTTAAATCTTTGGAAAGTTTGTCTTACTCTTTTTCCAGCAGTAGAGCCACTGACAGATAAAGTTGTAGAAGCTCTGTTTGCTGAGTGAGAGCTATTCGTTCCAGAGCCTGAGACTTCTTGGTCATCATAAAAGAGAGGTTGGTTATCGAAGAGTTGTTTAGAGTCAAAAGTAGAATGAGGAGCGGCAGTTCTTAAACGACCAAAAGCGTCTAACCCGGTTGGGTCAAACGCTACTGGAGTTGATGCAGCCTGCTCTCTAGGAAAGCCCGGCCTCTTGACAAATTGTACTGCCATTCTACTCTTCTGTTAATTCAGGAGGGGTAGCTCTCTCTAGGTCATCATTTCCAAAACTAGGAGAGTTAACCTTAGCCGTATACGATCCTACGTTTCTAATAATCTGGTAGTCTGTATTCTCTAGTGGGTAGATGATAGCATTAGATGTACCTGTTCTTTGGTCAGGATATTCTCCCTTAACCCGAACAATTGCAATCATGGCTTGTCCCCAAAGTCTACTAGGAACATCAAGAATAATTTTATCGTTTTCCATCTAGAAAAAGAGGGACTCCACCTGTAAGCAGAATCCCCCTAGCTCGTTAAAGTTAAGCGAGTTGATCGCGGGTTACTTCATCCGGCTCTACGCGGCCTGATTCCTCAAGATCAATGAGGATAGCGACTACGCGGAGGCGACCTTCAGTAACATCTGCTGAAGCTGCAATAAGCTTTACGTCAATGGTATCTGTGGTAGTTACCAGAGGAGTAAAAGTTAGAGCAGCACCATTGGTATCGTGGGTGAGACCCTGACCATTTGAACCAGCGGCAAGCCAGCCAGTAGCACTAACATCTCCGCCATCAATCATGTCATCGCCAGCAGCGAAGTCAATATCAACAGTGGGTGAAGTGCCGTTAAAGGCTTTCAGAACTTCAGCACCTACAGCAAATACATAGGTATCTGCGGGGATTTCTAGAAGCTGAAAGATGTCGCCGTTAGCACAAGTGTAACCATCAGCAACAAGCTTGTCGATGTCAAGGGTGGCCTCAACAACACGCATGGGCATAGCGCGATACTTGGAGGTATAGGCAGCAATACTATTGGAGTTAACCCCGATAGTAGCCTTTGATGTCATATCATAAGTAGTTGCCATTATCTATTCCCCTTACGCCACGTTCCACTTTGCGGTAACAAGAGCCTCAGGACGAAGAATCTTGCGACCGTAAAGGTGCATACCACGAACAATGTCACCAAATGAATCCGGGTCACGGAAGCTTTCAGTCTTGTTCATCTGCTCTGCGGTAGCTACAGCGTTGTCATGACCAGCGACAATGACACCATAGTTTGAGTTCTGGTTAGCAGTGCCGGTAGTACCCGGACCAGTACCTACTGAGGGCAGGTTATTGCTAACATAAACACGGAAACCAGAAATCATCATCGGGCTTTCACCAGCGCGAAGTGAACCTGAAGCACCGAAGTCAGAGTTGTGGAAACGTGAATCTTCGTCACCTAGGATTTCGCAAAGGTCTGAACTGATTACAAGCCAGCGGCCATCAGAGTCAACGAACTGCTTGTCGAGCAGGGTCTTCATGCGGTTAATAAGCATGACGGGTGAAACATACTCAGTGGGTAGAGCAGTTGCACCGGGAAGGCGAGGGGCTACAGGAATTGAATGGTCGCCTGCACCTGAAATGGTAATGTTACCAAACTTGCCTTTGTTCAGCTTCATGCTTGAAAGTAGTTCATCAGAACCAGCAGTAGCTACTGCTTTAGTACCATTAACCTGATCGTTAACAGTATCTGCGGCCAAGTGAATTGCTGACTGCTTGTACCCTGAGAGGTAGCCTAGAACTTCTTGGTCCATCTGGTCAGCCATACGGTAACCAGCACGGTCAGAAGCAAGCTGCATCCAGTTCATGTGTGAATGCGCTTCTTCAATGTCGTCCTGCTTGAAAGCAAAGTAGTTAGCTTTGTCTACTACAAGCTGGAACTCTTCGTCGTCTAGGTCTTGTGCGGTAACTTGAGTACCACGAGCATAAGGTGAAACCGTAATTTCCAATACGTTGTGTAGGTCTTTTTAATTATACCTACCTACAAGTTTCCCTGTAGATCAGACTATATCTTCATCCCGTAGGATGTCTGGCACTCGTGGAGAATACTTATCTACATGATCTATTTTATATTTCATAGTATAGAAAATGTAAGGGGATACAATGGATACAAACTCTCTTGAGTCTGCTGTGTTAAACCTTAAAGAGTATTTATCGTTTCGTTTGTCTACATCAAACTTTGCTTCTAAAGAGTATTTAGTTTTAAACCAGTCTTTTAAAAGCTCAGCTTCTTCTTTAGAACAATATGTAGAGAGACGAGTCATACAACCACAAGGCTTTTTTGTTTTGTTGTTTTTAGCTACAGTCCCGCTACCATCATCCATAAACCAAAGAGCTAGGCTCTGATCTGTTAGGTATGATAGCATTTTTTCTGTATACTTAAACTCACCTTCAGGGTACAGAACTCTGTGCATCTGCCGGAAGTACTTGTGGTTTTTGTATAACTGATGGTTTGTGTATTCTTTCCCAGTCTTTTTGTTAGTAGACTTGTAAGTATATAGGTTTGGTTCTTTTCCTCCTAAAACACTGTGTAGAAGCTTTTGCTTATACTTTAAGTATTCTAGTTGTTTTGGACCATGACCTATAATAAGTCTTGCTGTTTTATCAGACTGATCTTTAGAAAGATAAATACCACCATCACCGATAGCACACCCATAGAGGATGCCTCTTTTTCTTCTATCCATTGTTTCCTTTCGTTAGCTACGACGAGCCACTACTTGTTATATGTATTCTCTAGTCGTTGAACCTTCCCCTTTCGAGGCTTGGCTGCTGATTCCCATATCTTTTGACTTAGGGTTCCAGCAATTCACCAGATTTTTTCTCTAGCGTTATGCCGCTAGGAAGCCCAAAACTTTAGGCTCTTTGATGATACGAACAGTATCACCAACACCGGAGATTTCACCAAAATAGTCAGAGTTAGTAATGTCGCCTACCGTAGTTTTCTTACGGAAAGCGAGTTGGGCCTTCTTGCTGAAGATAACCGGCGAGAAGTTCCCATTGGGTAGGTTACCATAACCTGCCGCTGTTTGGAAAGCCATACTCATTCTCCTATGTTTGGCTAATTAGGCTAAACAGTTTTACTACTGAGGCTGATGTTACTAGGGTTGTCCTATTGGGGCCTAGACGATCAGGTTGTCATTGTAACAGTTTTAGCTGTATCGGGTAGGGTTGTCCTCTTTCTTTTAGGGGAGAGAGGGGCCTAAGTATTCTGTGCTGCGGGAGCATATCCCGTCGGATAGAGGCATCCCCGCAGCTTACATTGTAAGTTATACTTACAAATAGTTATTTGTCAACACTTTATTATGCAGCGCCTGACATATCGTAAACAAACTTGCCATTACGCATTGATTCCATAATAGCCTGTTCGTTCTTGGCGTATTCTTGTGCTGACATCTTGTTGACTTGAGACTCAGTAAAGGTACCATTCACATCTGCTGCATCAACAGAGGGACGGTCTTTAGTCTTTACGCCTTTAGCTGCTTTCTTTGTGGTCTCTTTTTCAAAGATACCTTTCTCTGCTTTGTAAAGGTTAAGAACACTGATGACTGCTTTAGAGTCTTCGTCGTTTTCGTAGAGAGCGTCTTGAACCCATTGACTCTGATCTTCTACCCAGTTGTGAAAGTCATCATCTGTCTGTAGATCATAGAAGTCTGGGTGTGCTTTAACGATAGCATCCAGAGCTTTTTCTCGTGCAGTTTGTTTTTGATTACTACGAAGAGATTCAATTTCGGATTGAGCTTCCTGAACTTTTTGGTCTGCAATTTTCATAGCAAGAGTTTCTACAATCTTAGCTACGTCAGGATACTTTTTCTTCCAAGCGTCTAGGTCTTCATCTGAAGCTGGAGGTTTTACTTTAGCAGAAGACTCTACTTGTTTTCTTAGGTCTTCGATTTCCTTCTGTAGCGCTCTCTTTTTTTCATCAGAGTGTCTACGAAGGTCACCGTATCTTTTCTTCCAAGTATCATCTTCAGGTGCAGAGGTCTTTGGTTCAGGAGTTTCTTCTTCCTCTACCTCTGAAGTTACCTCTAGTTCTTCTAGTTCTTT